AATCTTTGCCATTGTAGTAGCCCCATTCGTCTTTGCGTGGACTGACGTAGGGGTAACCATAGGTAGAGAGACAAACGGCTTTCTAGGGCTATTCAAGAGCCTGCAATGGGACACTGTGCAGGGCTTCGTTATTTTACCAGAAATTAGGCAAACAGCTTTAGCCATTGTAGGATTCTACTTTGGTTCATCTCAAGTCAAATAATATGAAAAAGTGCAATTGTGGAAAATCCAGCACCATGCCGAAATGCGATGGTAGCTCTCATAATATTAAACCAAGAAATTTAGGTAGCGGTAAGAAAATGACCCGCAAACCATTAAAATAAACCCAGTAGGAGAATATAATTATGCCAAATGTAGGAGGACAGAAATTCCCATACACAAAACAAGGAATGGCGGCGGCAAACCGTGCTCGCCAACCTCGTGCTAACGCTGTAAAACGTGCTCGTCCAATGGCGGCACAACGTCCAATGGCTCGCCCAATGGCACAACGCCCAATGGTACAACGTCCAATGGGTCGTCCGATGGCTGGTCCAGTGGGTCGTCCAATGGCTCGTCGTCGTGGCTAAGATAGACAAAAGCAAGATGGCTTGCAACAAGCCCCGTAGAGATTCTTCAGGGGGGAAGAAGTCCGTTGTAAAAGCCTGTCAGGATGGCAAGGAAAAAATTGTTCGTTTTGGTGATGCAAACATGACAATTAAATCAAGTCAACCAGATCGCAAACGTTCTTATTGTGCTCGTAGTGGCGGAATAAAAGGTAAAAATAATAAACTTTCAGCCAATTATTGGTCACGAAAAGCTTGGAAATGTTAATATGAGTCTATATAAAAATATAAATAAACGTAAAAAAGCGGGGACAAGTCGCCCCAAAAGCAAATCAACTATTAGCAATAAAGCTTATTCTAACATGAAGGCAGGTTTCCCTCAAAAGAAAAAAAAGTAAATGTCGCGATTTTCGTCATACGGTCAGGCTGACTCTCAAATGATAGATGAGTTGGATTCTGGGTTTTTTGGATTTAACAATCGGTTTAGACCTGATCAATTAAAACCAGGAGTCCTTGCGGATAGTCAAAATGGTCGCATGGATCTTAATGGCGAATGGCAAGTTCGTAAGGGTATTGATATTATTAGCGGATCTCTTTTGATTCCTGGCTCTGGGATTACATTACCCTTTACATTAGATGACCTAGGGACACCTCCTGTACTAATAGATATAGTGCCAAAGGTAGTGGCTTCTTGTGCCTATTCAAATCCTTTGGATACAACTGGTCAGTTTATTATTGTAGCAACATCTTCTGAGGCAGTTTTAGTTAATTTAGATCCTTTAGTTATACCAACAACTACAATAGCATACCCCGCTGGTGTTACAATTGTAAATGAAGCTTCGTTAGTACAAGCCTTCAATAAAGTTATTTTGTTTAGAAGGGGAGAAACCCCATTGGTTTGGGATGGTGACCCAACTAATGATTTTGAAAAAGCACCAAGCGGTGATTTTCAACAACCCGAGCAACTTGGTGATTCTGGCAATAATACTGTTATTCTTAATGGACGAGTAACCGTAACATCTACTGCTCACGGATTAAACGAGAAAGACAAGATCGTTGTTACAGAATCAGCGGCAAGTAATGATTTAACTGTTGGAACTGAATATGATATAGCTAGTGTTACTACAGATACTTTTACATTTTTTGCACAAATATCAGATCAAAGCTCAAGCAATAATCATTACAGCAAACCAGTTTCCCAAGGGATTGGGTATATTAGAATGCCAGCACCCGAATATGGAGTATATCACTCAGAAAGATTAGCGGTTCCTTTTGAATTTAATGTTGAATCCACTGTTGATACTTATACTGACAGAGGGACAAGGGATGAGGTTATTTTTTCCAACGGTCTAAATATTGACGCATATGATGATTTAAATGGAAAATTTAGACCAAATGCTGGAACCGCTGATTTTATCGTAGGACTGCATTCTTTTACTAATGACACGCTTATTGTCTTTATGAGAAATAGCATTCATGTTATTACTGGCACAACATCACTTAGTGCTGGTCAAACAACTTTAATTACCGATGAAGTAGGTTGTGTAGCCAGAAATAGCATTGTTCAAATAGGTGACAACATAATGTTTCTTTCTGATAATGGCGTATATGGCGTGTCATTCCAAGATTTATACAACCTCCGTGGCAACGAAGTTCCATTGAGTGAGTCAATAGAGAAGACTATTCGCAATATTAACAAAAATGCTTGGACAAAGTCTGTTGGCGTTTATTACGATAATAGATATTATTTAGCAATTCCAGTAGGAGAAGGTGTAAATCTTAATAATAAAGTTATTATTTATAATTTCTTAAACAAACAATGGGAAAGCATAGATAGTGTAGATAGTACAGCAGGATTTGATTTTGATAATTTAATTGTAGCTGGTGACGGTCTTACTCGTGGTGTTTATGCAATAAATACATTTGGCGGAGTGCACAAGTTAGACGCTCGTGCTGACGCTATAGATGTTATTACTGCGGATCCCTCTACCGTTGGTTTTGCTAGAACATACAATATACCCGCCCAGATTACAACACGACAGTTTACACTCCAAGCTATTGATAGAAAAAAATGGAATTCATTTGAACTTGCCACTCAATCATCCCCAGAAAGATCTTCTGATTTTACAATTTCGGCAGAAACAGAAAACATTGATTATAATTTATCCTTGGGAAATTTATCTGAACGATTAAATGGCAATCCTTTACTTCAAGGTGAAGATGTTTCCATCCGTGGTAGAATAGGTAATAGCCGTGCATACGGTATTCAATTTAACATTAATAATATAACAGGCAGACCCAGAATACGATCACTTCAAGTAACTGGTGCTCAAGCCTTTAGATCAACCAACACAGCAATATAATGGCAATCTTATCTGTAAATACTCCTTATGTAGATGGAGGCACAGTTACATCTACAAATTTAAATGCACTGGTGACTGATGCTTCATTTATTTCTGGCTCGGTAGATAATGTTACAACGGAACTTTCCAGTGGATCTATTATTGTTAAAGATGGCGGTATTAGCATAAATAAACTTAATACATCTCTAAGCGGAGCAATTGAAATATTTGGAAGTGCGTATGTTGGTGGTAATAAAACTGGAAATTCTAGGGGCTCATCGGCGTTGGACGTTCAAGTTAGTCGTGTTAATCCAACAGACGTAGCATCTGCCACGGGGGCGATAGCATTTGGACGTGATAATACTGTATCTGGTTATGAGTCATCTGGAATTGGATCTAGCAACACTGCATCTGGTTATCGGTGTGTGGCATTTGGGGGATTTAATACATCATCCAATAAGTATTCCTCATCTTTTGGACTTTTCAATAATGCATCTGGTTATCGGTCTGCGGCATTGGGGCATAATAACAATGCATCTGATTATCTCTCATCTGCGGTAGGCGTTAGAAATAATGCCAGCAACGAAGGATCGGTAGCTTGTGGATATGATAATACTGCATCTGGTTATCGGTCTTCCGCAATTGGATTACAGAACACTGCAATTGGTAGTGATGGTCATGCAATTGGACGAGGGGTAATAAATAACTCCGCTTCCGCCCTTGAAATGGGAATTTGGAGCAATATTGGTATCAGAAAAGCCGCAATTAAACTTACCGAATTTGGCGGCGTTGCTTTTACTCTTGAAAACTCCACTTCCGCTCCTACTGATCAAGCAACAATGGGTAACGAAACAGGTCAAGAATTAGGTCGTGACATGTTTACTGTGCAACGGAACGGTGATGCCTTTACATTGTATTTTAATGATGGAGGCACAATTAAATCGCTAGCACTAGGAAGTGTTACGTAATATTTTTGTTTGACAGTTAAAAATATTAATATTAGTTTTTCCGTATGGATAAATTAATATTTAATTGTTCTTTGCCGAGATCTGGATCTGAATTGTTGCAAGTTATATTGCATCAAAATCCAAGAATTTACGCATCTAGTACATCTCCATTGCTTGATCTTCTTTTTGGTGCATCTAGGAACTTAGGTACTGCTGAATGTATTAGCATGGGCAACGATGTAGTCCACAGAGCCTTTATTAATGGCTGTAAGGGCATGGTAAAGGGGTGGTGTGAAAGCCTTACTGACCGTCCAGTGTTCTTAGATAAATGCAGGGGCTGGTCGCACTATTACCATTGGATACAGAAATTTCAATCAGACCCCAAGATCCTGTGCATGGTTCGTGACATTCGTTGCGTTGTAGCTTCCTTTGAGAGAGCCTACCAAAATAACCGTTTTTCCCCAGATTGCCCAGATAACCCAAGTGCTTTAGAGAATCTTACTCTAGAGGAAAGGATTAATTATTATTTAAATAGTAACCCACTTAATATCTCCCTTAAGAGATTGGATGATGTTTTTCAGACTGGCGTGTCGGATAAAATGTTATTTATCCGTCATGAAGATCTTTGTTGCTATCCAGAAGAAGTAATTAATAAAGTTTACCAATACCTTAAGGAAGAGAAGTATATTCATGATTTTAATAACATTAAAAAACGTGTCAAGGAAAATAGTTCAGCATTTGGTATTTTTGGGAATCATTCAGTAAAAAAATCCATTGAACCTATTACGAATAGAACTTGGTCAGATGTCCTAAGTGACGATGTAGCCAACAGTTTACACAACGCAATGATTGTTCATCAAAATAGATTTGGATATACGCTTTGATTATATCTCATAAAAATAAATTTACTTTATTGCGAGTACCTAAGACTGGAAGCACTAGTTTGGAGGCTTCTGTTCGTTTTTGCGGAGCTGTT